GAGCAGGAATACGGCGAACCGTTTTGGGATGTTGTCGCTGCATATGCGGCTGACGGCAATTCAATGACCATGACCGCTAAAATCCTCGGCTACAAGGACGGCTCAACTCTTTGGTATCTGCTGCGATACCACAATAAGGATATTCAGTTCCCTAAGATGGGGTATTGCAACGCTGTACAGAATCCAGATCCCATGACGACTGCCGACAAGCAGCGGATTAGCGATATCAAGCGTTCGCAGAACAGGAGCGCGGCAGGAGAGTACGAGCGCAAGACTGGCGAGGCAGCAGAGGCTGCTATCAAGCGTATGGCGCCATTCAGCACGGTCATTGACACTGCTAGAGCCATAGGCTGGAAGAACGCCTCATGCATGCGAGCCTGGATGAAGATTCGCGGGATTGAGACTGAATTCAAGAAGTACAACCCAGTTCCGCCGCGCACCAAGTCGGGCTGGGCGGATATTAATCTTGGTGGCCGGAAGAAAGCCCGCGAACAATCTCCTGCAAACCTCTAATCTGCGCATCCTTCTTGACGATCAGTTCTCGATGGGCGAAATAAGCTCGTCGAGCGTCTTGGTCGAGGATGGCAGATCCTCCATCAGCCACGCCGGAACCACTGGTAGCTGGCACACAGGTTGCGCGGATTGACAGGCGCTTATTGCTAGCAATGAGATCAGCAGTAACAGCTTGTGCATCAGATAATTCCTTGCTGGCCTTTGCGTCAGCTTGAGTAACAACGATTGACTGCTCTAATGTAGCCCGCGCCATCTCCTGAGCTTGTTTCAGCGCAATCCTCGACACACTTGCATCATGCCAAAGGAAAACCACGAACGCGCCGCATGCTAGTCCTGAGAGGAATCGCCAAGGGATGGCAGCGAACATTAGTGTTCTCCGGAGAACAGTTCAGGCGAGCGCACGTCTGACACCTTCAGACAGGATCGCGTCTGGATATTCATAGTTTGAATTCTCGTGCCGGATGATCGCCTTCACCATTCCTTTCAGAATGTCATGTTCTCGTAAGTCGATTTCTGCGCCAGGTTTCGTGTTCGTGTACGCTTCGACCGATTTAACGTACGCGTTCGTGTTGTTCTCTGTGGCCGGAGCCCATCGGCTGATGATTGCCTTGACCGTCTTCAGACCGTGCTTGCGCTGGTAGGTTTGCATCAGCTTGCCGAGTGCGCGGATACCGTTCTCTGGCGTATCGAATCGGCAGAATCGAGGTTCTATGGCCTTGTCCACCTTGAGCTGGCCCTGCCAATTATTGATTGGGTTGTAGTCGATATTGCCTGGATTGTTGTTTCTGATCCCGCGAGCTACTGACATGACATCACCATCTGAAAATATATCCTCAGTTTACCAAATAACTGTTGCGCATTTCCTATGGCTCGCTTACCATTTGTTTAAGCCAACAGGAGCAACCCAATGCATACCAAGAATCAAACAGAGTTCGTTCGCACAATTCATAAAGCCATCTCCTTCGCCGACGACAAATTCCAGCGTTCCCGTACCAGCGAATACAAGCACATCTTTGGCATGCTGCGTGGCGCCTTGTTGGTCGGCGGCATCAGCTACGAAATGTACTCTTCGCTCTACAGTCACGTATGGGAATGCAAATTTGACTCTGACGCGGTAGACATGGAAGATCCTGAGCAGGCAGAATTGAGTATGGAGGATTAGTCATGAATATCCGCGCAATCACTACTGCGGTCATCATCATTATCTTGTGCGCTGGCTTCGTCGTCTCAAACCGCATGAGCTACCAAGACGGCCTTGATGATCAAGCTTTCAAGTGCCAGATGATCTCGGAAGGCGTTTGGCCAGATGTTGATAGCTACTTTGAAAAAGTTTGCAAGTCTTGATCTGGTTTTCTGGCTATATCGTCTTTCTGGCGATGACGTGCCGCCTGTTTCATAACGGACTATCGGAGGTTTGAAAAATGAGTGACATAACGCAAGAGTCGAGAAACTCGCTACGCAAGATGTTCAATGAGCAGGAGTCTGGACGATATCTTTTCGACGCTTACATCGACGTCGATCTGGCTGGCGACTTCGCCTGCGCAATTGTGAAGCTGATTGGATGCCGTGAGGCTGCGCTGCGGGAAGAGCTGGCCGATTTGCGCGCTGCATTCGCGAATCGAGTTAGTCGAGTTTCAGAGCTTCTGAGCATCATGACAGCCGCCGAGCAGCGGAATGCGCATATATGCGGGCTTCTAGTTCGAACGCTTCCGGTCGTGCGTATGGTCGGCCGCCAGGATCACCTGTGTGATTACTCCATGGCCGGCAACATTCAGGCCGAGATCGAAACGACCCTGAACCCACGACCCACCGAATCGGGAGCAAGCGAATGAGCTTTGATGCGATCCCTGAAGACAAAGAGCAGTCGTTTCCATGCCCTGACTGTGATGCCGGAAGTATCAAGCTAAATGGTCAGCGATGGGAGTGTGATTCCTGCGATTTTCTCGCGCCTGAAAACGATGGCGGACTTGATGAAGGAGCAAGCGAATGAGCAGTAAAATTGATGGTGTGCCGCGTGAGTTGCTGGACAACCTCCTGCATTGCGGCACAACTAGCAGCTTCATCACCCCCGCAACGACAGCAGCACTGCGCGCCCTACTCGCCAAGTCTGACGACTCCAACAAGGTGAACAATCGTCAAATGGGACTAATGCAATTTGTCGAGAAGCACGCCGCCCCTGTCGTCGAGCGCCAGCCGTTCTTCTATGGGATTATGCAGCCGGACGGAAAGCCTCATTACAGCGAGCTGTGCGTATCCGGCGAAGCTTCAGACCTTGAAAGCGAAGCCGAGTCAATGAGCGAAGATAGCGACGGCGAATACTACGTTGTCGCTCTCTACACCGCCCCGCCCGAACTCGCCGAACTGCAAGCCACCATCGCACGGCTGACGGAGCTGATTAATGAGGTCGTAGAGAAACAGAGTTACGAGCTTGAGCATCGTGGCGCTCGCTATCGCGCAAGGTGGGAAGAGACTCTGCAAAAACTAAAATCGGAAACTAACGAGGGTAAAAGTCATGAGTGAATTTACCCGTGAGCCGCGTTACATCGTGATCAAGCGGAGTGATTTGAACGCTATTGAGCACAAGCTTTTGCATGATTTCATCGATCAACACTTGGTGAAAATACGCGATTGCGTAGTTGTTGAGGCAGATTGGCCGGAGTATGAGCCAACTTGGAAGGCAATTGAAAAACGCTGCAATCCAGATTCGATCAAGAGCGCCGCGAGCCTTAAGCTGCTCCCGTGCCCTTTGTGCGGCGAACAGCATGTAAACCTTCGAGGGTACGCCGATTCGGATGGTCAGTTCGTCGAATGCCCGAACTGCGGCGTTACAGTTGATGTCCTGCCTGACTTGAAGCCTTGGAATACACGCGCCGAAATCGAGCGGCTGAAGGGTGGGCAGGGTGAGCCGGTGGCGCAGATGGTCAGCGGCAGCGAAGGTAACTGCTGCATCTGGTTCAGCCGACCTGCTGACGGCACGAACTTGTATGCCTCGCAGCCCGCGCCGGTATCGGCGGTGATACCTGAGCGCATGGTAATACCTGAGCCTAAAAGCAATTTGTCAGACATGGATATGTTCGATTACGAAGTCGGATTTAACGCCTGCCTCGACAAGGTCAAGGAGATGAATGGTTGACAGCCCTAGAACTCTACAACCAAAAACTACCAGTCAAGGCAATCGCACGAAAGATCGGATTCAGCGAAGGACACACGCGAAAGATACTCAAGGCTCAAGGATACGAGCCAAACAGGATTGGTGGCACTAGGATTACATACGAGCAGGCATTCCAAGCAGCAGAGATGGATCTACAGGGTTATTCTTGGAGAATGATCAGCGAGAAACTAGGTCCAAGCTGGAAAGCACTAAAGAGAGCGATAAAATACTATGCAGCACAAGAGCCTATCGAATCGTTATTACCTAGAGGGCAAAGTTGCCTATCTGGAGGGAAGGAATGACTGTCCATACATCAGCGGAAAAGAAAAAGGAATGTGGCTCGCAGGTCGAGTTGAAATGCAAGAAGAGTTGCGAGTCTTGCGTGAAAGTCTGTCAATGCAAGCACGAGATTCAGGGGACTGGCGGAGTGTTCCTTCAATCTCTAGGGATCATTCTTTGCAATGAGTGTAAGGGTGAGCAGCCAATTAGGAAGCCGATTAAATGAGTAAGTGGATTAGTGCTGAATACGCAATTCCAGAGCAGGAAGACGCGGATGTGACTATCAATGTTCTTCTGTACCTATCACCAGATATGCTGGTTTCTGGCTTCTACAGTCAAGAAGATCAAGAGTGGTACGACTTCGACGGTGATCTAGTTGATGACGTTACACATTGGATGCAGCTGCCGGAGTCTCCGTTATGAGCCAACGAATCAAGCTGAAATTCTTCCCGTTTCCAGATATGGTTTCGGATCTAGTTGTTAACCTGGCTGAGGCCGGATTCAATATTGAGATGAGTCCGTGCGATGGCGTTGACTTTAGCGTGTTGATCGCTGAGCGGTGTTATGAGGGTGAAGAGCCGATAGTGCTACCGACTGGACCAACCATACACTAAAAGAAACCCCGCTTATTAGGCGGGGTTTTTGTCAGTAGCTGTCTACGCTTGCTCTGTAGGTGCCATCTGGAGCTACGACCGTACCAGAGGTAACATTTGTCCACTTAACGGCGACCTGGTTAGCCACTGTAACATATCCCGATAGCACCAAGCCTAGCGGCTGAGCTCCCCCGATATACGAAACGGTGACGACATCCCCAACGTTGGCTCCAGCTACCGTTAGGGCCCGCTCTAGACTGTTTTGCGCAGTTACACCACCGAATGTCAAAGCACCAGTGACGCTAGAATGCTTTTTAATCGGGGCGCCGCCTACCCCAATTGATAGCCCGCCAAAATAATCCCCACGGCTACTAATGCCATAGAACTGCTTCGGGCTGTTTGCGGTTGGGATTGGCTGACCGTCCCCCACGGGGAAAGGTAGAAATAGAAATCCTTCGTCAGCAGTCCATGAAGCGTTCGCGCCGGCACCGCCGATGATTGGGCAGTTGATGAAGGTTATCGCCCCTGGGAACGCTGTAATGCCACTAGGTGGTAGCACATATATCCCTAGACCGAGCGAGCCACCATGCCCATGGTTATGGCATTCTATGAAGGTACAGTTATCAATAAACTGAAACTTCATACAGTACGTTGCGGCGCTACTACCGTCTCTCCAAAATTCGCACATCATCCACACGCACCGCGCAACATCCAAGTTGCCGGGAACGCCGGACGATTCTCCGAAAGTAGCGCCGTTGCCGCCAGGGGCCGGGTATTTTGCGGACACTTGCTGGAAGGTGCAGTCTGACGCGCCTACGGCCATCGCTGTAGGCGTTTGATACGCACCCCAGAAGTACGCATCCCCAACGTATCTAATCGTGAGTATTTCCTTCCATGTACTAGAACATAGGTGCTTAGACCGTATGCCGGTACTCGCGGAAGAATTACAATGCAACATGATCCCTGTTAGATTGACGCCATAAATCGGTCCATTGATAGATACCATCGTGCCGTAAAGTGCGCCGTCCCATGTGATGGTCACGGTTGCCCCTGGAGGTCCGAATTCTGCTGCGGTGATGCCAGCCCCGCCACCTTCCAGTTCAATGCCATTTACGGTGCTGACAGCGGTTGACGTACCATCACCGATATTGATAGTACTGGTAATCCTATAATTCCCAGCCGGGAAAAAGACCTTAATAGATCCTTTGTTTACCGCAGCCTGAATTGCTGCTGTGTCATCAGCGACACCGTCGCCAACCGCACCGAACTGCTTCACGCTAACCCGTCCGTCGTGTACAAGCTTAAGCCGTGACCCGTCACCCATTACGTGGACGTACCCCCCATCAGATGGGGTTGTAGAGTCGGTGTTGTCGATACGATACGTACCGCCACCGCCGTCAGATGGTGAGATTCTGCCCAAAACCAATACCGTATTGGACGGCGTGCTACCTGAAAGAGATAGAGCCTGGGCTAATGTTTGGGCCACCTGTATGCCTCTGCCGATTAAAGCAGCGCCCTGTGTCAAATTTGAAGTGCTTGAAAGTTCACTACGTAGGGATGCGTCCCCTACTGAAACGAACTTTGGCTGATCAATAGCCCAGTTGTTGACCGTCGTGTATGGCAGCGACAACGCTGGACCTGGGCGCCAGTACTCCCCGCCTTTGGACATGACCTGATTGGCACGGGTAAACGTAAGTTCGCCGACTGCGTCGTAATCACCGATGAACTCGTAGCCACTGGCTAGTAAGAACTCAGAGAAAGCAGTTTCCATACCCGCCCACGTTTCGCGCCTCTTGCCGAAACGATCCACGAATGATGGCAGATCGCTGTTCATCCCGTCATCTAAGTTTGAGGCGTTGTCGTACAAGTCTTTCGGCGAGGTTGACCCCAGTGGGTTGCCAGTTAGGTAGGTGTTAGTCATTAGCGGTCATTCCCATACGCTGAAACATCGATATATGCGGCCCCGCTCGGACTGAAATACGACACAGTACGGGAGGCTGTAGTTTGAAAAACTGGGGACAGTGACGTCTTACTCGGCATCGCTAGCATGCCGCCGCTAGGGCCGTCAGCGTTAGTCAGGGTGAAATAAACTGAAGCTGAATCATTGTTCAAAATCAATTCGGCAGTTGTTGTTGTCGGGGGTACAACTGCGGACAGGTCAACCGCTGTAAGAGTTGCTGCATTACCACCGGTCAAACACCTAAATGGTGCGGCGGACATCTGCTCAAGGTAGTGAATCATCCCAGTATTACCAAGTTTGAAATGCCACAAGCCCGTTCCGGTATTTGAGCGAAAGGCCCCAAGAAAGCGGCGCGAAGTATCGCCAGTCTTCGACCTTGCGGTACCCATGAACGGGGCTGCCGGGGCGGTAGTAACTAGCTCAATAGCTGCTACTCCTGCATTATTATAGAGGTATAGATAATACCAAGTATTAGCGGTAAGGCTCAGCGATGATAAAGAAAGAGCGCTAGGTACTAGAAGAATACTGGCCGTACTTTCGATGTACGCACCGCCGCTTGATACGCTGATAGAACTAGCGCTGTTCCAGGTTGGCTGGATACCGACCAGCGTAGTGGGCGGCACGTAAGCTACAGTCAACGCCGAAGCTACAAAAGCCGTCGACGCGGCTTGAGTGGTATTGGTCCCTGGTGCTGCGGTTGGAACTGTCGGAGTTCCGGTTAACGCGGGGCTCGCAAGGGGTGCAGCACCTAGTGCAGTTAAAGCCGCGCCAGCGGTAGTCGCACCTGTACCTCCGTTAGCAATCGGAGTGGCAACACTAGCGGCGGTGACAAGCCCCTTAGCGCTAACCGTTACAGATCCGTACGTTCCAGCTGAAACACCTGAAGCCGCCAGGGTGATCGCTGCGGTAGCATTCGCTGAGCCGTTGAAGCTCACCGTCCACGTAGCATCGCCAGTGGCAGAGATACTGCGACTCGTAGTAAGAGTGGCGGCGCTGCCAGTGATGCTAGTGATATCAGTGTTGGCGCCAGATGCGGCTGCTGCTAAGGCCGCACGCGCTGCGCTTGAGGTTGTGGCGCCTGTCCCGCCTTGCGCCACGCTGAGCGCAGTAGTTAGGCCGGTTAAACTAGTAATATCCCCGTTTATCCCCGAAGCAGCAGCGTTAAGTGCTGCTCTCCCGGCTGCGGCATTGGCGATACCGCCAAGAGTTCTGCCGAGGCTAGATAGGTCGTAGGTCGCAAGCGCGCCGGCGCCTGTTGCGTATAGGCCCTTGTTTGTGGATAGCGTCAGACCTGCTAGGGCTGACACGTTAGGGCTAACCAGAGCGGCGGCATCAACTTCAATCTGATGCCATGTTTTACGCTCTACACCCAGGCGATCTGGAACACTGGCAGAGGACGACTGTAAAAGACTATCGAAAACCTTGGCGTTGTCGTCCAGGTCGCGCGGGTCAATCGACGGAACCGGATTGCCGGTATTGTAATTACTCATGGCTTCGGCCAATCCTCGTTAATTGCTGAATCCATAGCATCTGCATACATCTGCCATGGGTTTAAAGGCCATTCACGATTCATTGCAAAATCGAAAATAGACTGATCAATAATAAACTCAGGGAATTCACCCCATCCAGTATCCAAAATAGGTCTTTCCCTTAATTCAAGTTCAGCCGAGAACGACCATAAAAGAGGGCCGACTCTTGAAGGGCCGGAGTAAATATCAGTAAATCTCGCAGTGTAATCTTGGTAACCTAGCGGGGTTTCTAGTGGGCACTCGAACCATTGCGAGCCATCAATTAACTGCTCTCGCCACCAAGCTTCAAAAGCTTGCGACTGTGCCGAGTTGAATATCCAGCTAATACTAGCCATAGCCGGAACGCTGGTGAAGTTTCTACGCTGACGTGCGCGCCCGCTAGCGAGCTCTGATCGTTTTAATGGCGATACAGTTTGATAGGTTCTACCATTATGTAACCCTCGCGGTAATCCTGCTGGATAGTTAATCATGGCGCTGAATTATCATCATCGGAATAGACTAACTCATTATACGTCATCGCTTCCACGTTCGCGGAGTCAGTACCGTTTGGAGATATCGACGTGATCAAGACCTTGTACCCGATGCCAAATAGCAAGTGTGGGGGCTCACGATCTAGGGTTGTATCTGGCGGAAAGTCCAGTCCAGAGATAGATAGATGGAAATCATCAACACGGGTGGCTATGTACGGGCCAGAACTGGTTCCGTCTTCGCGGCGAACATGCAGATAGTGCGGACCAGCATCAGACCAGTCGAAAGCCTCGGATGATTCGATAATGCCATTGTCGTATTCGACCATGAAAGCTGATTGCGCATAACCAGGAACATCATCAGCCACTTGCACATAGCTCAGGTAACGACTATTCAGCGCGTCCAGTTCAGTAGCCCAATTGTATTCCCAGCGGCGGTACTTCAGTGCGCGCCGTTGACGCATACCAATACGCCATGCTTTTGTGCGGTTAGTGCAGCCTTCCGCCTTGATCTTTTGAATGCGAGTGCCTGAATCACCTGGCAGTCGGCATTCAACCGTCTCTACCTGCCACGACACGCCATCAATATATTCAACGTCAACGCCATCATAATCATCAGGACGAACGGCAGTGAAGTCGCGCTCAAGCCCGCGAGTCATGTTCTGTGGTGTGTACATGGATTCGAATACGGCTCTAGGCTCGTCACGCGCAGGACGCAGCAATCCGCGATCTACCGTAAGCTCGCTGAATCCGCATGATAGCGCGTCATTAATAACACCCTTGGCAGTGCCGTTGGTGTTAGTTGCCTGGTCGTAGTGATCGCCACGAGCCTTCCAGATCGCATCTAGGCGGTCTAGTTCTACGAGGTCGATGTCTGCATCCGTATAGCCAACGTTTTTTGCGACATAAGCGAAGAACGGGGCGATGTCTCTGGTCGCAATCGGAGCAGTCCATGCGCCGCCGGAGCGGGTCGGAAGTTTGCGAGTGGCCTCGACTGAAACCATCGCCTCAGATTGCGCAGAGAGACGATCACCGCCGCGAGCATTAACGCTCATAACCGTTACGTCTGCATAAGAGGTCGGAGCAGATAGCAGTGAGCGGGCGCCATACCAAACAGTATCGTTGTTGATTTCTGTTTCGCGTTCTGACTGCTGGATAAAGCGCTTCTTAATTCTGGCCTCTGGCCGCATAGGGTATGGAAGATTTACGCGGTTAGTGAACCCCTGAGAGTCCAAGGACGATCCGTCGTGGGTCTTGTCAATGACAGTCCACGCACCTGCAATATCCATATCCCTATATTCGAATGTGTGAAAAGCGCTGACCTGATAGACCTGACCTTCTCGACCAAGGCCGCACAGCCCACTAGGCATGAATACATCCCACTCAATAGCGGTTGCTTTCTCTCCAAACGGACACATGGCAAACGGACCACGATAACCTCCTTCAAGGTTAGACGGGTCCAGTGTGATAGAGGCTGATGCTGTTTCAAGATACGTAAAGCCGGGGAAGTCAGTATCTACAGCGCCAGTTGAATCAAGTCGCTGTACAGTAATTTGCGGCGTGCTGAATACAGTTATGCGGAACCGCTGACCTCGAGGCGCAATACTGGCCGGAAGAGTGCCGATAGTCATGCCGGTAACCGGAGCGCCGCCATCAAAGTTAAGCGTCATCTGAGCAGGAGTTGCGCCTACAGATGGCGTGAAGCTGTTAACCACATACAGGCCGGCGTTTGTTCCTGAAATCTCAATTGTGTCGCCAACGCTTGGAGCTAGCATGTCAAGCGCAAACCCCCGCACGATATCGCGAACACCAGAACCGCCATCAACGAAATCGTACTGGTATGAGACAAGAATCCTTACGATCAGCCCAATTGTCCAATCGCCAGGAAACGCACCAGCACCAGACGGAATTGTTACTGTGTAACCACTGAAAACTTGAGACGTTGCGACGTAACCATTCGTTAATGGAGTCGAAACAGTCAGCTCAAGCCCTGATGACCCGTTAGAGCTAGATCCAACCTCTGTTACATCGTTCCACCATAGATGCGCTGGATCGCCGGATAGGTTTGTACCGGGCCCATACACATTGATTACAACATCCGCGCCAAGAGAAATGGCCGGAGTATCACCAATTAGAATTTTGTTGCCAGGAACTTCATGCTCTCCCTTTCCGATACAAAGCAGCATCTCAACATGCTGCTCGCGGGGTCCAGCAAAGTATCTACGAGGCGGTAACAGATAATCAGGATAAACCTTGCGAGTGCCAGCTATCTCGCGAATAGGAGAGTTAAGCTTTACCTTGTT